CGCATAACGTTTAGCAAATGCTTGTGGGTGGCGCTGTATAATCATCACATCATGCGGAGTATTCTCCGCAAAATAAGTAAAATTAGCCCCTAACGGCGTCTCTTTCGTGACCTCTCCTGACCAGGAGTAACGTACTCCGTCAATCGTTCTTGTCCCATCAGATCGTAAGTTAGTGAATACTGATACGTGATGTCCCTTACGCGCAAGCTCAAGCGCCAAGTAGTACGCCGCAGTCTCACTGCCGCCAAGTGATTTTTCTTTAATGGTATCGCCATCGAAAGGCATACCACCACAATGTATAACGATGTACATAATCTGTTCTCCCCAGGTTCAATTATTTACGTTTAATCCGCTTCTTTAACCCAGTTTTAACTGGACGTTTCTCCGCCTTAACTTTAGGTTTTTCTCTTACTGGTTTTCTAACTGGTACTAACATCTCTACCCCTAACTCCCCAAATGAAAGGTGGGGGGAGTGCTAGCCCTCGCCCCCGTTGCGTTAGAGTATCACTAGGGGAGGGTAGCAATACTCCATTGCTTGTTGCCATAATCAAAAAATGATTATGTTGAACTATTAACAGCAGTTAGCAAAAATCCATACGTGCTGCCTGTGATGACTTCATCCTGGTAATAACCGATCTCAACAGAGGATGATTTTCTGCGCGAGTCAAAAGGATGCCTTTCAGCAGCCATGTTAGGCAGTCCCGGCCTCGACCATCGGAAAGAATAACTAAACGACGGACGATCACGGTTAGGAGATTCAGGTGTGTAACAAACCAAAACGTTATCGCCCCAAATAGTCGAAAGCGATTCCGCTTGACCTTCCTGACCAGTGTTTCTGAATGCCCCACCAATCAACACGTTATCAACTTCCAACAACTGCGCTACTTGAGCAGTGTTAGGATAACCACCACCGTTATTGTTGCCGAAAATTAGATTCCGAATAGTGTCATCCCTGCGAAATGATAGCCATGCCTCTAGGCCGAAAACAATCTTGTTGGGCCTAACGCCATTGGAGAAGCGCACGTTATCAATTGCAGTATTGGTATCGCCTAACGGATCACCAGCGCCGCCCCATCCAGAACTAACTGCACTGGAGGAGCCAACGTTTGAAGTGTTTACCATCTGACTAGCAACGCGCAGTTCCCAGTCCAGTAATAGCTTATCCATGATAAGTTCAGTTCGACCATTGATAATTTTGTCGAGAAAAACTGGATCTGCATTTTTTTCGTCTTCTAACGTGACGGGTGCTTGGAGCGCATAGTTAGTGCAGAAAAACGTACCAGAACCTACACCGATCTCAATTCTTCGGGCTTCAGTATCGGGTGCCCTAACGGTTGACTCGACCCGCATCTTATCCGCGCGAGAAAAATCGCTGTAATAATCACTTTGTTTATCTGTTAGGACTATCGGTGCTAACTGGTCAGCAATGAAGCCTTCAGGTTTATAGTCTAACGCCATCTGTGAGATGAGCTTATCAACGTGCAGCTCGCCGCTTGTAGTACTACCCATAATAATTTCCTCTTAAATATTCAGTTAGCGATTTAAGCGTAGTAGCCTAGAGCCGCAAAGTTAAAAACTCCATGCGTAATTGAACCGCTCGATGCGGCAATTTCGCATGTCCCCACAACCTGATCGGTAGAAGTAGCGGCAGTAAAATATCCGGTAGCGTTTACCGTTAGCGGATTGCCAGCGGCAACGGTACCACCCGCAATAAATTTACTTCTGCCCTGGTAAACCAGCGTTGCATCCTCACCGTTATTTGGCTTATTAGCCAGGATACCTGTAGCATTTACTGCATTGCTGGCGAGAGTGCCATCAATTTCGCAAGCAAAATACTGCTTAGTTCTTAGATCAGCGCCAGCCCGCACTGCAATTGTCTCGTTATAACTCATAATTAAAACCTCATATTAGATAGTTAGCGACTAAAGCTAACCATAATGCAATCCAAATAATGCCCATTGAAAGAAAACGTTAGTCTTGCATACCATCCATGCGAAAGTAGCGCGTTGCAAGCTCAGGGTTAGCGCGAAACACTGCATGTTTAGCGTTAGAAAATGACATGCCAGGAGTAGCAAGCTGCGCAGCAGCAACCTTTTGCATCAGAATCTCATCGGGCCGCCCATCTTCCTCGTTAGCGCTAGTGCTAGAACCTTTAGCACGCTGCCCCTTATTCAAGTCTTTATCGTCAGGACTATCGCCCATAACTTTAACGGTAAACTGCCGTTGCTCGATGTTTTCTGGGGAAAGATCTTTTAGAATCGCATCACGCTGCGCAGGGAAAACCCTCTTTTCCTCAACAAGCTTTTCTAACGTAAGCTCTAAGCCTGTTTTGTCATTCAGGAATTTCACTTCGGCTTCGTGCGCCTTACGCTCTTTTTCAGCCGCTTCCCAACTTTTTCTCTCAGTAGCAAATTTTTCAGAATCTAGTTTAGCTTGCATCTTCGCTTTCTCTAGATCTGCTTTAAGTTTCTCAATCTCATTCATATCGTTATCGCCCATAGTGAAAGATTTATGACTAACCGCAGCGTAATAATCAGCATTTTCTTTTTTAGAAAATGCATGTACGCTATCGCGCGCCATGTATTTCGTTAGTGAATTAAGGTTATTAACGGCTGGCAAATCAGCGCCTAGCAACGCAACACCCGTTAGAACAAAATCATAAAAAGAATTTTTGTAATTTACGTCGAAGTCTAGTTCCACCGATACGTTTCTATACATCCCCCTCTCCATAGCGTTATAAACAATATCGGGAATGTCACTAAATTCAGCGACTAGCTTTTGACCTTTAACGTAAATATCCGATACCCACCCCAGGGCAGGTTGACCATCTGTCATTGGTTGATCATCGTTATGCCCAAATTTCAGCGGAACCTGGAGCACCTCCTTTAAGGAGTCAAACGACGTTGCCATCTTACGCAAATCATTTAACGTGAACTCAAAACCATTCCATTTACCGACTGAAAATATTTCTTGCGTTAGTGTATTCATGACTCATCTTCATAACGTAAATGCTGTGGGTTGCAACAAAGCGGATTGCCACATTTTTGTATAACGTCTAATTTGCTTAATTTAACTGAATATCGGCTACCCTTATTCATGTAGAGCATCATGTACCTATGCGCGGGAATACCCATATATTCACCATAACCAGCGTCATCAAGTGGGCCTACCCAATTCCAACAATCATCGATCTCGTTAGTGGCAGCAACCAAATTCAGGAAATCCGAATAACGCGCGAATTCAACGGAGGGGTCAGTTTCGTTTCTACTTAATTTTGTCATTTATCTAGCACGTTAGCTGTAGTTAGTCGGGTAATTTTATTCTCTTTTAATATGCGCATTTCTATTTCTTTTTGTATGTACCATATTGCTTTACGTAAGTCGTTTTCTGGTGCTCCTTTATGATCGGCGCGCCAAATATATTTTATGGCATTCCCTAGACAGAAATTAAAATGCGACGCGACTTCGATACACTCAATATCTGGCACTTGACCATAATGGTTAGGATGATTAACAATATCTATCATTTCATTAAAACCATATACGCTGTAGCATCTTCGACAGTCTCTAACGATACCTTTCCCCTGATGCCTAGCTCCGGGTATCCCATCGTTAGATTCGTTTCTTCCGCAATTTTATCAAAAACATTCAATAACTTGTGAAGTATTTCTGTCCTGGTAGCCAATACTTTACGATTCTCCTCATCGAACAAGTAAGAGCTAAAAGTACTAACGGCCTTTTTCAGTGCGTCAGGAATTTCTTGGGGGCAACAAGCCGACCACCACCCCATATCGTAAACTTTAGACTTCCCGACCACTAACACCTGGACTAAGATGCAACCTGTCGCCATGATGTCCCGCCTAACGCTGTTACACCCATGTGATTCTTAACTATCTTCCTAACTGTATGCAGTGTCACATCATACTTTTTCACTAACTTCCTGTATGAGACGCCCCCCTGGAAGTCGCGCCAGATAGCCGCTATTTCACAGTTTGCTAGATCCTGCATAGTTCTCATGATGCTATTACCATAATAACGTCAAAAATAAGAAACACTACCGCTAGTATAACGAGAACCTTAATCGGATTAATATCCATCAATACAGATTCTTCCTGTAAGACTTCACACCCAAAACGTTAGACCCAGCTAAAATTAAATCTAACGCGATTTCACCAATCTTGAATTTATTTTCAGTTTTGATTTTCGATTTACAATTGTTGTAGAAATCAATAATCTCTAACGCTTTCGCTTCATCAACAGTTAAGACTTCAGTTGACGGTCGCATTGTTTTCTCCCGCAAACGTTTTCGAATTTCTGATTTTAACTTCAAGTATTTTCTCCGCTAGCTCATCGGGTATTGGTACATGCTTCCAAGTCTTACCATTCAATACCCATTCAATGGTAGACTTGCATACGCGATACCTCACACCTAAGGTGCGGCATGTATCCCTACCCAGCGAGTACCTAAATCGAATTGCTCTAACTTCATTTTCATCTAACTTTCTACCGTATCTGCTCATCATTGCTCCCCAGCATTGGGGGGGAAGCGTTACGCTTCCCCCGTCTAACTATTTAACGTCTTCCCATTGTCCATAAGTAACAATGTTAGCAATCTGAGTGCCAGATACACCGAACATTTTCCCTAACGCTTTCTTAGTGATGCCACCTTTGGCATATAAGCTTCTAATCCTTCGGATATCATCCTTTACTAGCTTGCTATTCATATTACCGCTACCACTACTAATGCCATTATGACTA